ATGTGTCTACCCCGTTTGGCGTCTTTGACGTCATTCAGGTCGACACAAATACAAGTCCAAACAATACGACTTGTACTGCGTTAACGAACGTGCTGTCTATGCCCGAGGACTAATATAGATCGGTGAGTGGACCTTCCAGTCATCTCCTTCGAACTCTGCAACGCCATGATCCCTAAGGGGATAATGGAGGTTGTCGAGTTCAGGTTTGATGCCTGCGGGTCCGCCTACCTGGTCTGTACTATGTCCCTCGGCACTCAGCTCGTATGTCGGGAACCCATTATTGTTAAGTGTCGAAGACAATACCATCACATTCAAAGAGTGCGTGAAAACGCGCTTCGGAATGTTTCGGTGTGGCTTCGGCGCCCTCAACGATAGGCCCGATATAGGTTTCATGGATATACTATTCATGGATCTTAGCAATAGCGTGTCCCTTCGACACATTGTCGATTAGTGTGTACATGCTCTAGGAGGATATCCTTATGGATTCCAATAAGAGCCTAGATAAGTTCGAAGAACTCATCGCTGCACTCCTAATCGACGTGTCAAAAACGACACGCGATGGAGTACTGTTAGACAAACGCAACCTGCGCCTCACAATTCGTAAGGCTACTAACAGGTTGCGTTCTGAAGGTTTAGGTTTTCTCACGAAAACCTTACCTCGTTTGGGCAAAGCCCTTGATAGGGCCCTTTCTTCTAATGCTTCACTAACTGCGTCCGAACTAGGTTTTGAACCTGGTCCAGGCGTTCAATATCCGAGGTTTCTCGGAGAATTGTTTAGTGAGGTATTAGAACCAAACGGTACGGCACTTCAGCATCCGTGTGCACAATGTATTAAGAGTCTCCGATCCATACTGTACTTCATGTACAAGTATGAGGCCGGTTACTCCGTAGACACTGAGCACAAAGTCCTGTCTCTGTTCGAACGAACAGAGGCAGACTTGGTTACTACTAACGCTAGACTTGAGGACTTGCGTCTTCGAGTCGAACGTTACGAACAGAGCGGAGGAACTTTGCCTCGTAAGAGTCAAAGCCAATTCGCTGCTGTACTACGTGCGCGCAGACTGCTAAAAGCAGTCTTCGCGCGTTTCGATCCAACTAACATTGTTCCACGGCACGGTCCCGGAGCTGTTTCTACTAAAGAAACGCTCTGGGGCAAGTACCAATGGACTAATGTTAGCCCTCGTATCGCTAGCGTTTATCCTATCGATGAGTATTACTACTCGTCTTTAAGTCACGTTTGCGATAGACTCCAAGAGCTTAACGCTCTCGGGTCAGCGGAGTCATCGGCACGAGTAATACTCGTTCCGAAGGACTCTCGTGGACCTCGCCTCATATCCTGTGAACCCGTTGATTTTCAATGGATCCAGCAAGGATTGATGAGGTCGTTAGTTAACCACATAGAACACCACCCACTTACCAAGTGGAACGTGTTCTTCACAGATCAGAAACCAAACCAGCGGGGTGCCCTTTTGGGATCCTCCACTGGTCGCTATGCGACCCTCGACCTCAAAGAGGCCTCGGATCGCGTTAGCACTGGTCTTGTTCGCCTGTTGTTCCCAGATAAGGTTTTGCCTTACCTTGAGAATACCAGGAGTCTGTCTACGACGCTGCCATGTGGCAAGACGTTAAACCTAAATAAGTTCGCTCCAATGGGGTCAGCATTATGCTTCCCCGTAATGGCGCTTACTATATGGGCTGTCTTGACCGCGTGCAGTAGTGATAGGGATACTCGTGAGAGTATCCTTGTGTATGGTGATGATGTCATTGTTCCCACTGGCTATGCCAGCAGGGCAATGGAACAGCTTGAGTCTTTTGGTTTATTAATAAACCGAGACAAGAGCTGCACTACGGGACTCTTCAGAGAGTCGTGCGGCGTTGATGCCTTCAATGGCACTAACGTAACACCTGTGCGAATACGCACACCGTGGTCATCAGCACGTTCGCCTGATACCTACTCTAGTTGGATTAGCTATGCTAATTCTTTCTATGATAGGCAGTACTTCACGACTTACGATGTTATCGTAAGTTGGCTCGCGGCTGTTTACCGTGAGCTTCCAAGTCAGGACATGAATCTTTCATGCCCATTCTTGCGTGAAGTACCTGAACACATGAGACCTAAGAAAACTCGCTGGAATCCGCGCTTGCAAAGGCGCGAATTCTTAGTTCGTGATCTTAAGTCTCCTTCGGTCATTAAACATATAGACGGTTGGTCCATGCTCCTTCGGTACTTTACCGAGAAGTGTGGGCCCCCGTCTGTGTGCCATGACCAAAAGGACGGTGCCCCTAAGGGCAGCGTATCTTCAGTCAGTACATACACCCGCCGTCGCACGAGCATGC